CGGTACGACGCGCTCATGCGCCAGGTCACGGAACTGGGCGCGGACATCCAGCGCCGCGAGCAACTGGAGACGATGGAGCACGACCTGCAACAGAGCACGCGCGATCCCCAGCGGGGCGACCCGGCCGGCGCGGCCGGCGGCGCCGTCGGCACTCAGGCCCGCTCGACCGAGTGGCGGTCGCGTGGTTTGCGTGGCCTGGTCGGCCAGGATCCGGAGTGGCAGACCCAGCCCGAATGGCAGACGCCGTTGCGCTCGACTGATCCGACGTATGCGCGGGCGTATCGCACATTCCTGCGGCGCGGTGTGGTCGCGCCTGAGCTGCGCGCGCTGCAGGCCGACAGTGACACGCTCGGCGGCTACATGATGGCGCCGATGCAGATGGTTGACCGGCTGATCGAAGCGGTCGATAACCTGGTGTACATCCGCCAGTGGGCGAGCGTGTTCGCTGTGCCGAACGCGGATTCGCTGGGCGTGCCGTCGCTCGACACCGACGTGAGCGACCCGGCCTGGACGACCGAGCTGGCAACCGGCACCGAGGACTCCTCGGTGGCGTTCGGGCGGCGCGAACTGCACCCGCACCCGCTGGCCAAGCGGATCAAGATCAGCCGCAAGCTGCTGGCCAAGGTGCCCGACTCTGAGGCGCTGGTGATTCGCCGGCTGGCGTACAAGTTCGGCGTGACGCAAGAGGCGGCATTCCTCACCGGGTCCGGCGCGGGTCAGCCGCTCGGCGTGTTCACGGCATCGGTCGATGGCATCCCCGTGGCGCGCGACTACTCGACCGGCAACGCGCAGACCGCGATGACGTTCGACGGGCTGATCGGAGCGAAGTACACCCTCAAGAGTCAGTACTGGCCCAATGCCCGCTGGATGTTCCATCGTGATGGCGTAGCCCAGATCGCCAAGCTGAAGGACGGCAACGGCCAGTACATCTGGCGCGACAGCGTCCAGAATGGCGACCCGGACCGGCTGCTGGGGCTCCCGGTGGCGATGAGTGAGTATGCGCCGAACACGTTCACGGCCGGATTGTATGTGGGCATCCTGGGCGACTTCTCGAACTACTGGATCGCCGACTCGATGGCCATGGACATGCAGCGGTTGGTCGAGCTGTACGCCGAATCGAATCAGGTCGGCCTGATCGGCCGGCTGGAGACGGACGGCATGCCGGTGCTGGGCGAGGCGTTCGTGCGCGTCAAGCTGGCCCCATAGGCTGTCACTGTTCCTGTGGTTTGACCTGAGATTTGACCTGATGGGGCGCCGGTAAGGTCCGGCGCTCCAGGAGATAGAGAGACATGAACCTGATTACGAGCGTCAAGATTGAGGAAGTCGGCGCGCCGGTGGCCAACGCGAACAACACCGACCAGAACAGCGACCGGCTCGACATGAGCGGATGGGACGGCGTGGTGTTCATCGTGCCGATCACCGACTGCGTGCAGGCCGGCGTGGCAACGCTGAAGGTCGAAGAGAACACGTCGGACAGCGACACGGGCATGACTGCGCTGACCGGCGCGACGGCCACGGCCACGTCGGCGGGCAACGACGACCTGAACAACATGCTGTTGGTGGTCGATGTGTATCGCCCGCGCGAGCGGTATGTGCAGGGCGTGATCACCTCGGCGACGCAGAACATCGCGTTCGGCAACACCATCGCGATCCGCTACCAGGGCCGCAAGCTACCGATCACCGAGGCGGCGAGCATCGCCGATTCGGCCATCGTGATCAGCCCGGCTGAATAGCGCTGCCGTTTGTGGATGGATGAATGGCGCGCCGGTCGTTTGTGGGCCGGCGCGCAGGATGGAGATGACAGATGGCAGACCTTTCCTACACGGCCAAGGTATACGAGCAGCAAGGCGGCGAGCGGTTGGTGGTGGCCAGCGGCGGGTCGCTCGACGTGGAGTCGGGCGGCGAGATCGACATCGAGTCCGGCGGGTCGTTGAAGATCGCCGGCACGGCGTTGACAACGACGGCGGCAGAGCTAAACACGCTGCACTCCCCGCCGGCGTATGCGGACGGGTTGGCGATTCAGGTGGCGCGATTCACGTTCGACCCGTCGCTGACGGCGGGCATGCGGACCATTGCCGCGCACGGACTGGGCGTGAGCCTGCCGGCTAAGGCGATCATCCTGGACGGCGTGATCGATGTGGTGACCACGTTCACGAGCGCGGGCGCCGATGCCGGCACGATCGCGATCAGCGTCGAGGGCGCGAATGACATCGTGACGGCAGTCGCTATCGCGGACGGTGGCAACCCCTGGGACGCCGGGCTGCACATGATCATCCCTGTCGTGAGCGTGGCCACGATGGTGAAGACGACCGTGGCCCGCGAGATCACGGCGACGGTGGCCGTGCAAGCGTTGACGGCCGGCAAGCTGCACGGGTTCCTGCGCTACGTCGTGAGCGAGTGAGGCACCTATGTACGCAGAGCGACATGTGGTGACGGTGACGACCATCGCGGACGGGTCGGCGACAGCCTATTCGCCGGTGATCACGGGCCGGATCGTCTCGATCCGCTACGTCAAGCCGGCGCAGGGCGGATTCGATAACGGCGTGGGGTTCACGATCACGGCCGAGGCGACCGGAGAAACGATCTGGGCTGAGGCGGCGGTGAACGCATCGGCCACCCGCGCGCCGCGCCAGGCCACGCACTCGACGGCGGGTGTGGCGGCTCTGTTTGCGGCGGGCGGGACGGCCGTCGGCGACGCGATCGTGCTGGCTCAGGACCGGGTCAAGATCGTAGTGGCGGCGGGCGGCAATGTGCTGACCGGCACGTTCCACATTCTGGTGGCCTGAATGAGCAGAGTCAAACTCTTGACACTGATGGCCGGCCCGACTGGTGTGTTCCAGCCCGGCCAGATCGTGACCATTTCCACGGACATGGCGACGGCGCTGGTGGCCGGCGGATACGCCGAGATGGTCGACCAGGTCGCCGACCCGGTCGAGGCGAGTGGATTGCCGGCGGCGGCGCCCAGCGGCGGGCCACCTGTTGAGCTGGCGATAGACGTGGCGCCTGAGACGGCGACCGCACCTGCGCAACGTCGGCGAGGGCGCAAACCATAGACGGCTGTGCGGTTTTGCGGACGGCCGCATAGCCGCTCCTCCTGACACCTGGCCGGGTGGAGGCGCGATGTGCGGGCATCGAGCTGCCCGGCCAGGCGAAATAACTATGAGCGCGATCACAGTCATCACAGGACCGATCAGTGAGCCGGTGAGCCTGGCCGAGGCCAAGGCGCAATGCCGCGTCGATGTGACCGATGACGACGCGCTGCTCACGGCCCTAATCGTGGCGGCGCGCGAAGAGGTCGAGCGGCACACCTGGCACGCCATGGTCAGCCAGACGCTGGAGCTGGTACTCGATCGCTGGCCGGCGTGCACGTTTGTCGAATTGCCCAGGCCGCCTTTGGCGAGCGTGACATCGATCAAATACAAGGATGCCGATGGCACAGAGACCACGTGGAACAGCGCGAACTACATCGTCGCGGCAGCTCACATTCCGGGCCGGGTGGTCCTGGCTGACGGCGCAAGCTGGCCGAGTGACACGCTGTACCCGACTGAGGCGATCCGCATCAGGTACGTGGCCGGGTGGGCGAGCGCGGCGGTCGTGCCGCAATCGCTGAAGCAGTCCATGTTGATGCTGATCGCGCACTGGTACGAGATGCGCGAGGCGGCTGTCGCCACGGGCGCGATCCCGAAGGACGTGCCGTTCGGGGTGGATGTGTTGCTGGGTTCGTTTCGCGAGAGGGCGCGGTCAAGATGATACAGGCGGGCCAGCTCCGGCACCGGGTCACGATCAAGTCGAAGACGGTCACGCAGAACGGCTTCGGCGAAGAGGTGATCACATGGGCCACGGTGGCCACGGTGTGGGCGGCAGTCGAACCGCTGAGCGGGCGCGAGCTGGTGTCGCAGCAGCGCACCGAATCGCTGATGACACACCGGATTCGCATCCGCCGGCGCACCGACCTGGACCCGACGATGCGGGTTCACGAAGGGGCGCACGTGTACCAGGTCGACTCGATCCTGGATGCGAATAAGCCGGGCGAGATGGTGCTGATGGGCACGGAAGTGGTCAATGGGTGATGTGCTGGGCGTCAAGATGGAGGGCGGCGAAGAGATGCTGAAGGCGCTTGCCGACCTCGGCGAGAACGTTAAGAAAACGCTCAGAGGCTCCATGCGCGTCGGCGGGCGGGTCATCCAGGCCGATGCCGATGCCCGCGCGCCCAGTTCGAGGTCCGGAAAGAAGGCCGTGTTGAAGGTGTCATCGCCCAAGCGCGGCCAGGTCGAGGCGCGCATTCAGCCGTCGAAGCGGTTCTGGTATCTCAAGTTCGCCGAAACCGGCACGACCCGGCACGAGATCAAGGCCGGCGGCGGTAAGCCGATCACGTTCGAGGGCGATACGGGCCTGATTCGCACCGGTGTGGTGAGCCACCCCGGCGCGCCGGCGCGGCCCTGGTTGCGGCCTGCGTTCGACAGCAAATCGGGCGAAGCGGTTGACGCGCTTGGCGAGTCGCTGCGCGGGGCGGTCGAGGCGGCCAGGATTGCAGCCGAAGGGCAGGATGACGAAGACTAATGACGGCTGAAGAGGGATTGGTGGTCTTGCTGACGACCGACACGGCGATCACGGCGCTGATCGGTGCGCCGCCGGTCGCGCGGGTGTACCCGCTGGTCATCCCGCAGGATGCGGACATGCCGGCCATCGCGTATCAGCGGATCAGCAGCGTCCCGAGCCGGTCGCACAGCGGGTTTTCAGGCATCACTCAGACGCGGTTTCAGGTGACGGCTGAGGCGGATATGTACTCGACCGTCAAGGCGCTGGCCATCGCGATCCGACGGCGGTGCGAGGCGTATCACGGCGGCCTGGGCGGCGTGATGTTTCACTCTGTGTTTGTCGAAAACGAGACGGATGGCTGGGCCGACTTCGGCGAGCCGCCGGCGCCGGTGGTGAGGATCGATCTGATGGTCACTCACAGTGAGGTGTAGAGGATGGGTTTTTATCGTAATCGATACAGTGGCGCAAAGCCAGCCGTGGTCGTGGCTGTGCTGGCCGCATTCGTGGTGTTGGCCTGCATCGTTGGGCCGGCTGTGCCGGCGCTGTTCGCGCGCACGCCGCCGGCGGTGGGTGCCCAAGTGGGTGCCCAGGCCACCCCGCGAGTGGTGGACCACACCACGATCAACCTGTTCTATCAGCTCGCGGCGGATGATGTGGAGCTGGCTCGCTTACGTTCGTGGCTCGTGATGTACGGTGATAAGTCGGTCGGCGACAACATCCGCACGGGGCTGACGTGCCTGGCCGGCACGGGCCCGGACAGTTGCGCGCCGGCGCTGGAGCAGCTCGGCCTAACAGATCTGGCCGGGCCACGTTTCAGCATGACCAACATCCGCTACGCGATGATGGACGAGGCGGGGTGCGGGAACTGGGACGAGCTGGGGCAGTGTTTCCAGAACGAAGTCAACGCCATGCCGGGCGACTACGCCGCGCTGTCCTGGGGCCACAGCTACATGGAGGTCGAGCAGCCGGACGTGTTGCGGTATTTCAACGACCTCGGCGCGCCGGGCAACGTGGTCGCATATGAAGGCTACCAGGACACGAAGGGCGTGCCGCGCTGGTACTGGACCAGCTCGCTGAACAACGGTTCGAACGATGAGGCGGCCAGCTATAACGCGGCGATGCGGGCTCGTGCGACCCAAACGGGCGGTGTGTTGCTCGACACGGCTGACCTGTTGAGTTACGACCTGAACGGCGATGCGTGCACGTCGTTGCTGGGGTACATGCCGGGCCTGTGCAATCCCGCCTACACCATCCAGACCACGGTAGGCGGCGGGCATCTGACCAAGCTCGGCCAGGTTCGCGGGGCAATGGCGGTGTGGCTGTCCCTGGCGTTCCTGGATGGCTGGTCAGGCGCGCCGGAGCCGCCACCAGAGCCCAGCGCCACCGCGACCAGCATCCTACAAAGCCCGCTGGCCACGCCCACGCCGCCATGCGCGTGTGAGCCGTGTCCGTGCACGACGGTGACAGTGACGCCCACGGTGGTTCCTGCGACGGCTACGGCGACGGCGACCGCTACTCCGCGCCCAACGGCCACGTCAACACGCACGCCCGCGCCGACAGTGACGCCCACGGCCGTACCCACGGCCGTACCCACGGCCGTTCCCACGGTCGCGCCCACCGCTACGGCTGGCGGAGTGCAGTGTGTGATGGCCGCCGACATGGCCGCGTTCACGGCGGACCTATACGAGACCGTTCTCAACTATCCATATCAGAACTGGAGCGCGATCGTCAACGGCGGCGCGATCACGCAAATGAAGGTGCGCGCTCAGAAGACGGCGTGCGAGGCGCAGGCGCAACGATGAATGGGCTCACACCCCGGCACGTGGCGATCCTGCAACTGATGGCCGAGGGGTTGACCTCGAAGCAGATCGGGGAGCGGCTGGGGATCAAGCGGGTGACGGTCGAGTCGCACCGGCGCACGATGGCCCGGCGCATGGGCGTGCAGGGGCTGGCACCGATGATTGTGCGGGCCGTCAAACAGGGGCTGATATGAGCGACTGGCCGTTGTATTCCGGATCCCGGCACACCACCTACGGCGCTGCGACGGCCGCTTCGAGCGGCACGCAGATCGCCTACACCGTCGCCAACACGAAGAGCGGCTGGAATCAGGTCACGGCATCGACGGCGCACGACGCGCACGAGATCTGGCTGTACGCCTACGGTGAGACGAGCGCCTGCGACATGCTGGTCGACATCGGCGTGGGCGGGGCCGGCAGTGAGCAGGTGGTGCTGCCTAACTTGGTGATCACCTCGCGCGACACGACGGCGGCCATGCCGAGTGCCATCAAAATGCCGTGCTTCATCCCAGCCGGCAGCCGTATCGCGATCCGGTTTCAGAACTCCGTGGGCGTGTCGACCATGCGGTACGTGCTGACCATCGTGCAACTGGGCGGGCTGTGGCCGCCCACATTTCAGCGCATCACAGCCTACGGGACCAACGCGGCGGACTCCGGCTCGGTATCAGTTGATCCGGGCGCAAGCGCCAACACGAAGGGGTCCTATAGCGAGATCGAGGATGCGACGGCCAACCCGATCCGGCTCCTGTGGATTGCGTTTGGCCTGCAGTCCAACACGGCCCGCACCGACTACACGTGGCTGGTAGACATCGCCATTGGCGGGGCCGGCAGCGAACAGATCATCATCCCGGATATCTGGATTGCGATCTCTGCCAGCCGCGATACCGTTGTTCAGCAGTTCATCGGGCCGTTCGAGGTCAGTATCCCGGAAGGCACTCGGTTGGCCGTGCGGATGCAGTGCTCAGGCAACGACGCGGCGGATCGCCTGCTCGACGTGGCCCTGTATGGAGCGGACTAACTATGGCAGTCGGTTTGAAAACATCGGGCTCGCAGACGGCAACGCTCACGACCGAGCACACCCTGGCGACGATTACGGACGCCGGCACGTATGAGCTGTGGGTGGACACCGACGCACTGGTCAATGGCGAGACGGTGGTGCTCAAAGCCAAGTGCAAGCTGGCCGGCAGCGGCGACACGGCCAAGTTGGAATGGCAAGCGGTGTACGTGCATGATCAGGGCGCGGACATTATCAAGCGCAGTGGGCCGATCCCGGGCCCGTTCTCAATTGAGTTCACCCTGACCCAAACCGGCGGGACAGGGCGCGCCTTCCCGTGGGCGATTTATTCCTATTAGGAGTGTGAGCAATGTCGAAATCAGTGCATGATGATGTGCTCGATGGGGCGCTGAACATCGTCAAAAACAACGTCACGACGATGACCATGTGTTCTGTCGCGCCGACCACGCGCACCGAGGCCATCACGACCTACGCCCTGGCAGATGTGGCCGTTGGCAGTAGCGATGTGACGGCAGCCAACGGCGACACATCGGGCCGGAAGATGACCGTGGCGGCCAAGACCGGCGTGACCGTGGATGCGACCGGCATGGGCACCCATATCGCGCTCGTGGATGGCACGCGGTTGCTGTTTGTGACCGAGGCCAACACCGTGAGGCAGAACACGGCCCAGGCGGGCGGCGCAAGCACGATCACGCTCGACGCGAGCGCCTCGGCAGTGGACAGCTTCTACAACAACATGGCCGTGACCATCGTTTCGGGCGTTGGGATCGGGCAGACGCGGTACATCTCCGGCTATGTTGGCTCGACGAAGGTCGCCACGGTGGGCAGCGCGTGGTCGGTGACGCCTGACAACACCAGCGTGTTTCGCATCTATGGCCAGCAGCTCACCGCGGGCGGCGGGAACACCATCGACTTCGCGGCGTGGGATTACGAACTAGCTGACCCGTCCTAGCGGACTCGCCTTCTGACTCATGAGCACAATTCTCAGGCTGTGGACACCGGCAGTCATTGCCACGGTTGCCGGCGTGTCAGTGTCGCCGGTCGATGCAGCCAGCACGACCCTGGCCGATGCCGTCACTATCTCCCAGGCGCATCACGTCGCGCCGGTGGACGGCCTGAGTGCCGGCGCCGCCGATGCCGTATCGGTAGTGCAGCATCACGCGACAGCGCCCACTGATGCCCTGAGTGGTTCGGCAGTCGATGCTGTCGCCGTCGCGCAAGCCCATCACGCCGCGCCGGTCGACGGGCTGTCGTCTACGGCCGCCGAAGCGGTCTCGGTCACGCAGGTATCCCAGGTCGGGCCGGTTGATGCCACAAGCACAAGCGTGGCCGATGCCATCACAGTGACGCAGGCGCATCAAGTGACGCCTGTCGACGCAATGAGCGCAACCACTGCGGACGCGGTGACGGTTACGGAGATCGCCGCCGGGACCATCGCGCCGGTGGATGCCACGACGGCGGGAGCGGCCGAAACAGTCACGGTCACGCAGACGTATGGCGTGAGCGGAGTCGACGCAACTTCGCTCACGACTGCCGATGCGGTCACGGTCATAGTTCCGACCGTCTCCAACGTTGCGCCGGTAGATGGTTTGAGCCGGACTGCGGCGGACGCGGTGACGGTGACTGTGTCCAGCGGGCGGCTGACCTCGGCGACGGCCACAGTCACTCAATGGACGCTCACGGCCACGGTCACGCAGGCCACGCGCAGGGCGACGGTGACGCAGCGGACGTACACGGCGGAGGTGACGATCAATGGCTGAGCTCAATATGCACCGGGGCGATACGCTGTCGTTCGATCTGGCGGTCACGGATGGGGTCGGCGCGCCGGTCAATCTGGCAGGCGCGAGCCTGCGCTTCACGGCCAAGCGATCGACGAGCCAGGCCGACAGCGCGGCGCTGATCGCGCTGACGATTGGCGACGGCATCACGGTGACGGACGCGGCCGGCGGACTCGCCCACGTCGAGGCGACGCCGGCGAAGACGAGCGGGTTGGAGGCAGCGACGCTATCGCTGACCTGGGACGTGCAACTAACCACCGGGACGCAGGTATTCACAGTGGCCAGCGGCTATCTGACGGTGATGCCAGACGTGTCGCTGACCGTGCCATAGGATGGGCCATCGGATGGCGCCATAGGAGGATCATGGAACCAGGTATTTCCACGGACATGCCCGCCGGCGAGCCGGTCGAACTCGTCGATGGACAGTGGCAGCCGGGCGTCTGGAATGAGCTGCAGCAACTGACCTGCGTGCAGTGCAAATGGGACACGCTCGACGGGATCGAGGCGGCGCGCGCGCACAAGGCCGCGTGCCCACGATGCGGGCCGGGCGGATCTCCGCCCGCGTCGCCCAGCGGGATATTGATCGCGGATCGCTGGGGCAACCCAGTCAACACCAACACGGAGGGCAAATAAATGCCAAGACAAACACTGACGAAGACAGCCGCGCCGGGCAACTGGGCAGCCGCCGGCGTGGCGGTGACGATGACGGCCGCCAACCCAACCGACAAGGAACAGTTCGTCGCGCAGGGCAAGGACTTGCTGCTGGTGCAGAACACCGACTCGGGCGCGCATACATTCACGCTCAATTCGACGGCGGACCCGTATGGCCGGACGAAGGACATCACGACGGAGTCGGTCGCGGCGGGCGCGATACGAGTGCTCGGCCCGCTAGAGCTGACGGGGTGGGTGCAGAGCGACGGGAAAATCTACCTGGAGGCCAACAGCGCCCTGATCAAGTTCGGAGTCATTACGCTGCCGGGTTGAGCCTGGCAGGCACATGCAGACGGAGGTATGAGACATGGCACTCAGTGCATTCGGTACGTTGTTGAAAATCGGTGACGGCGCGGGGCCGGAGGTGTTCACCACGGTCGCCGAGGTCAAGGCGATCGGCGGGCCGACGATCAAGGTGGACACGGTCGACCTGACCACGCACAGTTCGACGGGCGCCTGGCGCGAGTTCATGCCGACCCTGATCGACGCCGGCGAGTTGACGTTCGATGTCAACTTCATCCCGACCAACGCCACGCAGAGCCAGTCGACGGGGTTGCTGAAGGACCTGAAGAACCGCACGAAGCGCAACTGGCAATTGGTGTTCCCGGATGGCAGCAGCACCACGTGGGCGTTCGCCGCCTATGTGACCGGGTTCCAGATCTCGGCGCCGCCGGACGACCTGCTCGGCGCGAGTGTGACGTTGCGCCTGACTGGGCAGCCGACGTTGGCCGGATAGGCCCACGAATCGGGCAACGAATAAACGAATCATCGGGAGGATCATGGCTTTTCTGACAAAGACACAAATCCTGGAGGTCGATGACCGCCAGACGGAAGTCGTCGCCGTGCCGGAGTGGGGCGGCGACGTGATGGTGCACGGGCTGACCGGCGCGGAGCGCGACCAGTTCGAGGCATCGGTTATCAGCCGGAAGGGGCGCGACACGAACGTGAACATGGTCAACTTTCGGGCCAAGCTGATCGCCCTGTCGGTGGTCGATGCTGAGACCGGCGTACGGCTGTTCGATGACTCGGACGTCGGCCCGCTGGGGCGCAAGTCGGCAGCGGCATTACAGCGCGTGTTCGACGCGGCGCAAAAACTCTCTGGCTTGAGCCGGGAGGACGTAGACGAACTCACAAAAAACTCAGAGAGCGAGCCGAACGGCGATTCTGGTTCCGGCTCGCTCTGAGCATGGGGCGCACGGTCGCCGAGTTGCAGGCGGCCATGAGCAGCCGGGAGTTCACCGAGTGGCAAGCGTACTTCGCGCTGGAGCCGTTCGGCGAAGAGCGGGCCGACATCCGGGCGGCGCTGGTGGCCAGCGTGATCGCCAACGTGAACCGCAACCCGAAGAAGCGGTCGAGCCCGTTCGCTGTGAAGGACTTCATGCTGAGGTTTGGCGAAGCGGCCGGGTCACGTGAGCAGAGCGTAGAGCAGCAACTGAGCCTGGTCGAGATGCTGAACGCGGCGTTCGGCGGAGTGGATAAGAGAAAACACTGATGGGCACACTCGCGACACTGGTGGTCAAGCTGGTTGGTGATGTCGGCAACTTCATCACCAACATGGACAAGGCCGGCACCTCGGCGAACAAAACTGCCGGCGCGATCGTCGACGCTATCCAGGGCGGGGCGAAGGTGATCGGCGGCGCGTTCGACGTGATCACCGGCGACTACTCCAAGATGGGCGACATGCTGGGCATGATCCCAGGACCTATCGGCCAGATCGGCAAGATGGCCGGCGACGCGCTGGGCTCGATCATCGAGGATACCGTCGAGGCGGCCGAGGGGTTTCGCAAACTGTCGGCGGCCACAGGCTCGTCGGTCGAGTTCCTGAGCGGCTTCACCGAGGTGGCCGATGACATGCGGGTCGACAGCGAGACAGTCGCGGCGGGGTTGGAGAAGTTCGCGCGCGGCCTGGGCGGGATTGTCGAGGCCGGCGAGGGCGTGAGCGAATCGACCAAGGGGATCGCCGGGGCGCTCAACAAGATGGACATCGCGCTGTACGACTCGACCGGCAGTATGCGCGACATGGAGCAGCTTATTCCGCAGGTGGCCGATGCGTTCATGCGGATGCCCGACGGCCCGAACAAGACGGCTATCGCGGTGCAACTGTTCGGCAAGAAGGGCGCGGAGTTGATCCCGATCCTGAACCTGGGCAGCCAGGCTATGAAGGAAAACATGGCGGCGGCCAAGGCGATGGGGCTGGTCTACACCGATGAAACCGTCAAAGCGGTCGATAAACTGAAGGCGTCTCAGGACTCGATCGGCGATTCGTTCGAGGGGGTCAAGCGGTCGATAGGAATGGGAGTTCTGCCGGAGCTGGCCAGGCTGACCGGGCACCTGAACGAAAACCTGCAATCGACCACACAGAGCGGATTCGGATTCGAGACGTTGAAAAAGAATGTCGAGTCGTGGGTGGCCGTGCTGACCGGCGCATCAGCCGACACGTCGACGGCCAAAGACATCCAGATCACGTACCACAACGCGGTTGCAGACACGGTGCCGAATGTCGACCGATTGATCGAGGCGACGAAGGCGAATTCGGTGTCGTTCGTGGAGTACAGCGAAGAGGCGATGAACGCGGCGACACGCGACCGTGAGCTGGCGCAGATCGTGGAAGAAACACGGGCAGCGCACGATCGGCTGCGGGAGTCCGTGAATCTCGCCACGGCGGCCTACACGGCGAGCACGGACCCGCTGAAGGCGTTGGAGGCGGCCCAGATCGCGTTCAAGATCGCGACGGGCCAGATGACAGCCGAGGACTTGCTGCAACAGCAGGCCAAAAAGGAGCTGATACAGGAGTACCAGAACGGCATCCTTACCCTGCCGCAACTCACAACCCAGATGATTCAGCTCACCAATGGCACGTTGGGCGCGAATGACGTGCTGGCGCGGGGCACGCCGACGGCGGCGGGATATAGAGGCGAAGTGACTCAGATCATAGGCGCGGCGAACGATGCAGCCACAGCGGCGCAGAACCTGGTCACACCGCTGAACAACACCAACACGGCCGCATCGAACGCAGCCGAGGCGGCGGCGCGGCTGAAGACCAAGCTGGGCGAGATCCCGTCGACTGTATCGACGACTTTGAGAATAGTTTTGCAGTCGGACATCCAATCGTCGGCGGATATCTGGGATGCGTTCTACCGCGCGGCCGGCGGCCCGGTCGAAGCCGGCCAGCCGTACATCGTGGGCGAGCGTGGGCCGGAAGTGTTCGTGCCGGATGTGTCGGGCGAGATCGTGCCCGACCTGGGCAGCATGAGCCACACGGCGCTACCCGACGACGGCGAAACGCGGCAGGTGACGATCACACAGCAGTTCTACGGCAAAGCAGACCCGGCCCAGGTGCGCGACGCGACGGCGGACGCGATTCGCAGCTCCGGACTGATGGTGGTGAACTAATGCGACTATCTGAGTTCGCCGGGGTGACGCTGCCGGACGCGCAGGCAGTGAGCGACCTGACGCGGGTGGCGGAGCGCGAAAAGCTGAAACCGGTCGGGCTGCCGATGGGCGAGTATGACCTGTACGGGTCGGAGTCGCCGATGGGGGCGCAGACCTATCGCGCTGATTTCGCTATGACGGCGGTGACGCAAGCGATGGTCGACGCGCTGATGGCCAAGGAAGGCACACGCGGGACGCTGAAGCAACTCATGCGCGACGCCTCGACCCGGCAGGTCGACGCGAAGTTGTTGAAGGTGGCCCAGGGCGTGACCGTGGCCGACAAACATGGCGGCATCGAGCGGCTGAGCTGCACGTTCGAGGCTGACCCAGGGTGGTACGCCTCGGCACTCACGACCGTCAATTTCACGACGACGGCGGCGGTTGAGCTGAGCGGAGCGAATGTGCACGCCGGAAACCTGCGGGCGGTGCGGTATCTGGTGCTGACGATCACGACGGCCCTGGCCGGTGTGACCAACATCACGGTGCTGAACACGGGCGGGCTCAACCCGACGCTGCAATACACACAGGCCACATCGGGCACGCTGGTGATCGACTGCGGCGCGCATACGGTCTATGAGGGATCGACGAACCGAATGGCGAAGATCAGCCGGCCCTATACGCAGGTGCCGTTGTTGTGGGTGGACCCTGGGGCCGCCTGGGTGACGTTCGACCGGTCGCTGTCGGGCAGCGTGGCGTTCAGGAGTGCGTGGAAATGAGTGGATCGGGCTTTTACATCGACGTTTACTCAGCGGCCGGGGTGAAGGAAAACGGCACGGCCATCGACGTGACGGGCGTCAAGCTGACCGAGAAGGTCAACAGGATGGGCGAGCTCGTGTTCACCGTGCCGGCGTTGGTGGCGAACGCGGCCGGGATGGTGTTCGGTAAACAGTACAAGGTCCACCACGCGACGCTCGGCCTGCTGGGCACGTTCTATCACCGGGTGGCCACGCAGAACGCGAGCCAACACACGACGACGATCACCTGTGACGACAGCACAAAAAAGCTGTGGGATCGCAGCGTGCATTTCAATCTTCGGTATGGCCAGGGCTGGTCGGGCAAGGGCGCTATTCAGGACGTGATCGCGAAGTTCAACGCGGCGACCGGCCTGGCCTGGTCGGTCGTGTTCGAGGTCGGGTTCCCCAACGACCCGGTGGCCATCCAGGGCCAGGGCGAGAGTTATCTGGCGTTCCTCGACCGGCTCCGGGCGCTGACGCGCGGGTTCTGGCGCCGCAAGAGCGACACGCAGATCGAGTTCGGACAGTTCAGGAACGTCGGCATGGTGCCCACGTACTACGACTCCGGCCCCTACGGCAACACCATTTACGACACGCGCCGGTACGACTCCACGCCGGGCGACTACGACCCGAGCGAGGTGGCCGCCACGGTGATCAACGTGCCGGTGCTGTCGAGCCAGACCGAGGCGCGGGCCGAATATGCGCTGGTAACGGAGCTGACCAAGATCGCCGACGGCGCGAACGTCATCAATCGCGTGATCCCGATCGGGGCCGGGCAGGACCAAACCCAGCTCACGCTGGAGCGGTCCACGATGACGTATCCGTACACCATCGCGACCGGCGCGAACCCGGACGGCTCGGCGTACTACTACCTGCGCGAGGTGGCCAGCGAGACGCTGTACGACGTGGTCGAGCGGACGCTACCCTTCGACATCAGCCCCGTCACAAACTCAGACGCTGACCTGGTGCAGGCGGCCAACGCGCTCTACATCAGCGGCGCGGCCTACCTGCGGAAGTTCGCCTATGCCGGTGAGGTGTACAGCCTGAGTTGCGTCGACCTGCCGGCGACGGCGCTGCCGGGCGACCTGATCGTGCTGGATTACCGGGGCGTGGTGACAATGCCGGGCGGCGCGCAGGCCGAGATGACCATCGCCAACCAGCCGTTCTTCATCGTCGAGCGGGTGACAGACTTCGGCGAGTCGGGCAAGCCGGTGTACAAGCTGAGGATCAGCACGAACGGCGAAGACTCGGCGGATGTGGACGCGATCCTGACGCAGATGGTCGCCGAGCTCGACCGGTTTAAGGTTCGTCCCGATCCCACGCAAACGTACTGGCCGGTGCCGTTCCCGATCCTGCCGATCGACACGGAGCGGCCGGCAAGGTATCCGTTCACGATCAAGCGCAACGTGCTCTACATCAACGAAGCGAAACTGAAGTTTCGGCTGATGCCGTTGCGCAGCTACATCACCGTCGTGGCGGCCAGCCAGGATGACACCAGCGGGCCGAGTACTCGTGAAACAGCCGAGGATGGCGGGCAGGTAGGGAGTGGACCGAGCAGCAAGGTGACAGCCGAGGATGGCGGGCAGGTAGGGAGTGGACCGAGCAGCACGGCCACGAGCGGCGGCGGCGGGGGTGGGTCTCCATCGAGCGGTCAGCAAAGTTCAACGCACACGCATTATTACTTTGGCGACGCCGAGAGCACGACGCACTATCACACGATCACAGTGGGCGACCACGTCCACGGGATGGACCACAACCACCTTGGCGGCAAGCACGGCCACGGGATGGATCACACGCACGTTGGCGGCAAGCATGGTCATAAGATGGACCATCACCACGTCGTTAAGGCGCACACGCACCCATCCTCGTTCGGGGTGTACGACGACCCGCTGACGCCGCAATCGGTGACGATCTGGCTCGACGGCTACCAGCTCATCAACCTGCGCAACGACGAAACCGGCGAGTTGTTGGGCAACAGCGTGAGCGGCGAGGGTTTGTACGAGGTCGACCTGCTGTACCACGCGACGGCACAGCCGCACGGCCTGAGCCAGAAGCGCAACGTGGCGGGCAATCATCGCATCGAGGTTAGGTGCGGGGCCGATCAGGGCCAGGTGTACGCCTGGATTGACGGCCGCGTGACCATTCAGCCGATTTCGGTATAGGAGAAACATGCCTACCAACTGGCCAGCCGGCTATGACACCTTCACGGCCAAAACGCCGAGCATAAGCATTGTGACATCGAGCGACGGGAATAACTGGCAGGATGCCCTGGCAGCCATGCAGCAATCGTTGGGCGCGGCGCATGCGACGATCAGCGACACCAGCACGCCGCCGGCCGCGCCGGCCAACCAGGCCGAGTTCAACGACATGGTGGCGTACCAGTTGCGCCGGCTGATCGACGGCGCCGACTGGAAGGCCGCGCCGAGCGCTGCCGTCACGCAGCTCGTGAACCGGCCCTACATTACCAACGGCGCTGACGCGGTACTGACGGGCGAGACGGCGATCGGGACAGCCATCAACGCCGGCCCGTTGGGGTCGAGGCCGGCGGCAGCGTCGGGCAACACGGGCTGGGTGTACGCCGTTACATCGGGTGGCGATGCGACCTCGCCAAACGGGAGCTGGGCCCGGTCGAATGGTTCGTCCTGGGTGACGTTCGGCTTCATGGTCTACGGCACGCTGGCCGATGGCGACCTGGTGTTCTGGGATGACACGAACAAGCGGTTCACAAAGCTTGGCGTGGGCTCGGCTGGGCAGGTGGTGGGGTCTGTGGCGGGCCGGCCGGCCTATTTCACGCCGAGCGGGGTGATGGTCGCGTCGCCATCGGTGTTCGATCCGGTGTCGAAGACCTGGATGTCCTACAGCACGATTCAAGGCGCAGTCGACAACGCGACGACTGGGCAGGTTGTATGGGGACCAGACGCGGTATACGGCGAGTCAGTCACGCTGAAGGATGGCGTGCTGGTCTACATGCCGGGAAGTACGATCCATTTGACCGCGACAACGCCAACTGTGACGGGCGCGGACGGCGGTGCGTTGATCGTGGACACGATCCGCAATACAAAGCCGAATGGCCGGTGCGTCGAACATGCATCCGGCACGGCTCGCATTGTGGCACGGCAGGTGCTGTGTGCGCCGACAGCCGGGCATTCGGACGCTATCGCCGTCGACATGGGCGCCGGCACGCTGTACCTGACGAGTGATCGCATCTCGGCAATTACGACTGAGGTGATCAGCCAGGCGGTAGCCGTCAGACTGCAATCATCGTCGGCGGTGTTGCATCTGACAGCACGCGAAGTGTCTGCGGTGAGCAGCGGCACCCTCTTGAGTGACGCATGGGGGTTGTACACGCAATACCCGGGCGGGACGATCCACGCTCGGTGCGGGTCGATCTCGGCGAGCGGATCATCAGGCGGGATGAACGCGGCGGTGCGAGCGCATCTGTACGGCACGATCAATCTGTACGGCGGCGTGCTGGCTGGAGCAGACTATGACATCCACAACAACGGGGCCACGATCAACGTGCATGGCTGCCAGTACAACCCGGCCAAAGTGGCGGGCGAGATCACGTATCTGACCGGCGACCGGATGCGGCCCGCGCAAGTCGCGCTGTTCGCTGGCTCGTTTGCTTAAGGAGAACGAAACAACATGGCACCACAAGCTACCTGTGAACTGATGAAACTATCCGGCTCCACGGACGGGCGGATGATCAAGGTCGTAGCCACGGCCACGGCAGGCACCACGATCCACACCGCCGGCGCTGGGCTGGATGAGGTGTGGTTGTACGCGGTGAACTCGTCAACCTCTGCCGTGAAGCTGACGATTGAGAAGGGCGGCACCACCTCGCCAGATGACACCATCGAGGTTACGATCCCGCCAGAGGCCGGCCTGACACCGGTTCTGCCTGGGATGCTGATGCAGAACTCGCTGGTCATCAAGGCATTCGCGGGGAGCGCGAACGTGGTGATGATCGACGGGTGGGTCAAGCGATGGGCCTGAACCATAGCCGCACCGCCATGCACTATCCCGGCCCGCTGGAGCGGATCAGACGCCCGCGCGCGCCGGCATGGCGCTACGATCAGATCGTGTTGGCTGATGCGCCGATCAGTTACTGGCGGCTGGACGAAACAGCCGGGACTGCTGCAGCGGATCGAATGGGTGCCAACGGCGGGACGTACACCGGCACGTACACGCTGGGCGCGCCCGGCGCGTTGGCCGGCGACCTCAGCGCGGGCGTTGGGCTGGACGGCTCGACTGCATATGTGGCCGTTGGCACGTTCACAGGTTTGCCGGTTGGCGCGAACGTCCGCACCATTGAGGCGTGGATCAATATCTCCGGCGTTGGCGGGACGGTGTTCGCGTATGGCAACGGGGCGACGGCGGGCCAGGAGTTCATCGTTTCAGCGGTCAACGTGGCGGGCACATGGTATCTGTTCACAGACGGAACGAATGCCTCAAACAACCTCACGCTGACCGGAGCGGAGATCCCCAGCGCGGGCGTGTGGCATCACATCGCGTTCGTGTTGTCCAGCTCAACGGCCTGGGCGTACTACCTCGATGGGCAATTCGTGAAGTCAGGAACATTCGCTGTAGCAATCAACACGGCCACGGTCAACGCGGCGCGCATCGGCGATCGCGCGGATGTGGCCGGACAAACGTTTGCCGGCGTGCTCGATGAGGTTGCGGTGTATGCGGCGGCGCTGCCGGCGTCGCGCATCTGGGAGCACTATCGGGCCGGTGTGCGGCGGGGATGAGTTCGTGGCTCGACCGATAATGACTCACGATGAAGGAAGTTGCTAGAACCTTTACGGAGACGCGAACGTATACCGAATGGGAGCCGGGCGACCTGGTCCGGCTGCCAGAGGGGCACGGTAACTGGGAGCATGGCCACGGCCTGCCGCCCGGAGTCTATCGCGTAGAGCGGTTCGAGCCGCCGATGTGCGCCGCCGATGATCCCATTGTGTTTGTCGAGGGCCATCTGCATGGCCTCCCGTCGAGCTGCGTCGTAGCGCCGGAGTCGGCGCCGGCGCCTGCACCGCAATGAATGCACGATGCCCGGTCTGCCGGCGACGGAACTGCACGACCAAACACCGCGTGGCGCGGCTGGCGCGGTTGGATCGGCGTTCGCGGTCCTACGTGCGACACGGCGTGTCACGCGGCGTGTCACACGGCGCATCGCACGGCGCGTGGACGGGTGGGGTAGGAATTTCCACGGAAATGGGCCCGGATCGGATCGCTCAGGAACGTCGTCAGGAGCGGCGCGGCCAGTTGGGCGCGGCGAATACCATGCCGGGTTCACCGCCGGGCGCGCCATCGGGCGCTGCGCTGGGAGCGGTCTGCAGGTCGGACGGGCCTCCAGCTGGACCGCCAGATGGGCCACCGGTGGCCGGGCCGTCCGTGGCAGCGTAATACGGGCGCATGAGGCGTTCCAGGTCCTCTTCATCCGCCGGTGCGTAGATCCGGCGGGTGGTGTTGATGGACTGATGCCCCAGGACAGCCTGCACGTCGTCGAGCTGTGCGCCCCAGTGTTTCAGCCCGCGCGCCGTGTAGTGGCGGAATAGGTGCGGCCGCGCGCCCGGCACCCCAACGCCGGCGCCGGTGCGGCGCACGATGTCATACAGCCCGCTGGAGGTCAGCGGGGCGGGGCGGACGCTGCTCCGGATCCACAGGGCCTCGATGTCGGTCATGACGGCCGTCTCGACCAGGTGCGCGCGCTCGACCAGGTAGGCCGCGATCGAGGCCTGGGCGCGCGGCGAAAAGCAGATCGAGCGGATGTAGCCGCCTTTCCCCAAGATGCTCGCCGACTGGGCGACGGCGTGCCCGCCCGGATTCTCGCGCCACACGTCGGCGACGGTCAGGCTCATCAGCTCGGCGCGCCGGGCAGCGGTTGAGAACAGGGCGTCGATCAGGGCGCGGTTGCGCAGGACAGTCAGCCGGTCGAACGGGTGGCGGTCGTCGGGCAGGGGCACGGTGTACCAGTACTCGCGCAGCCGCTCGAAGCCGGCCGGAACGCGCACGATCTGCACGATGCGGTGCTCTCGGCCGCGGGCGTTCTTCAGGCGCTCGATCTCGTGCACGACCTGCACGCCGGCGGGCGCGCGGCCCAGGGTTTCGAGGTACAGCAGGAAGCGACGCAGCGCGGCGGTGTACAGCCGGCGGGTGGTCCAGGCGTAGCCGTCGCCGGCCAGGTCGGCATCGAACAGGGCCATGCAGCCCGGCGCGAGCGGCCGGGCGTAGTGGTTGAAGCGGTTGATGGCGCAGCGGTAGGCGCGCAGAGTGGCATCGGATGCCCAGCTCGTCAGCTTGAGCCATAGGTCCACGTCTTGGGCGTCAACGTCTTGGGGTTGGATGGGTGTCTCCTGTCCACTGGGTGGGGGCCCACCGGGTGGGGGCCTGCCCGGAGGCGCGCCAGGTGGCGGAACCAGGTTCCTCACAGGTTTAGGCCGGCCAGCGACCGGTCGGCCTAAAGGGGTGCCGGCACTCACGGTTCCCGGATCCGCGGAACCCGGTTCCGGAATGCCCCCATCGCTCGCGTCGTGTACGGTCGATGCGTCCGTGATGTGGTGCATGGCGATGGGCCCCCATGATAGTCACTTGTTGTCGTTTTGTCATCCTGTCGTCAACGGGCTGGGCGGGTGTCTGGGCAGGTGCCTGGGCGGGTGCCTGGGCAGGCCCGCCGAATGGACCGCGTCAGTTGGGCGGCGGCGGACTCCTGGTATTGCTCGCTGCGCTGGAGGCGCTCGCGTTCATGCGCGGCGCGTCGGAGCGCGCCCAGGGCGTCGGTGCGCAGGCGGTGGCCGAGGGCCTGGAAATCGTAATCCGCCGGCGACACGCCCAGCCAGCGGTCACCGGCGCGCCGGGCGAGGGTGGGGCCGACGATCTCGCTGTCGCTGAGGGTGGCCAGGGCCTTGCTGACGGTGCCCTTGGCGCGGCCGGTGCGCTCGACCAGCTCACGTTGGGTCAGGGGTTCGTCCTGAATGGCCATCCAGACGTCGTAGGTGGCTTTGCCGAGGCCGTGGTACTCCCAGACGCCCCAAAACCGGGGGTGACCGGGCAGAGTTTCCTGCGGTCTCACTTCCTCATGTTTGGTAGGCAGGGAAGTGAGACCGCAGGAAACTGCGATACTTCCCCCAACGGGCCGAAGACGCCATTTTTGCGAGTTGTTGCCCACGGCGCGGGGTCCGGGATCCACCAGGCCGGCGCGCTGGAGTCTGCGATTGGCCTTGGCCATGGTGTGCTGGCTGTAGGCGTTGGCTTCTGACTGGGTTCGGCTGGCCAGGTGGTAGGTGAGGGCGCCCGAGTCGTAGCATCTCTGGCAGTGCATCAGGTAGGCAGTCCGAGAGCTGACACCGGTTCGGCCTGGCCATGGCGCAGCAAGCGCCCAGTCGTGGCAGGCGAGTGCGAGGTTCCGGGCCTGGGTCCATTCGGCCCGATCGGGCTTTGTCGAGGCCTTGTGGAAGAGGACGCGCAGGTAGGGTTCGGCCTGGTTGCGGTCTGAGGGTCGCAAGCTGTCTTTGTAGGTCAGGTACTGGCTGGCGTGCTGGCTGTAGGGGATCCACGTTCTGACCTGGTCGTAGGTCCAGCCGGCCAGGTAAAGGCTCATGACCAGCGCGGCATCGAGTTCGCTGCGTGATTTATAGCGTTTGCCGGGGCCGATCTCGTCGTTGAGCTTGCCATCGGCGATGGCCTGCGCCAGGCGGGGCACTCGGTGGCGGGGTGCATCGTCGTACTCCAGCTCGATGGGCAGCTCTTCGCAGACGGGGATGCTGGCAGGATGGCTGAGCCAGGTGTAGGGGTGGCCGGTTTTAAGGTTGGTGGAGGGTGGGGCGAGGACGTAGGCGCCCATGCCGCGCACTTCGCCCCAGTGGTGGGTCTTGGTGCGGACCTGGCGCTTCGAGCGTTCGTAGATGTGAACGCCACGCTGGGTCTTGACCACCCAGGTGTCGAGCTTGCCGGCCAGCGCGAGATCGAGCCAGGCCTGGTTGTTGAACTGGTCTGGGTGATCGACGTCGAGCGCGTAGCTGTTGCCGGATGGTTTGCCAGTGATGATGCCGACGTTCAGGGCGTCGTGCGAGAACCATTTCTCGACCTCGCTGCGGGGCTGGCGCCAGTAGTACCAGCGCCTCAAGGGGAAGCCCGCTGCGGGGCCTTTGCCCTCACCCTTGGGATCATTGGTCCCGTCGTTGCATGGGACCACGTTCCAGCCCATCCTGTGGAACTCCATGGCTGCGTCGTAGATCACATCGGGCGTCTGCATCTGTGCTCTATCTCGATTGGTGCACGTGGGTGTCACCGGTGGGTGGTGATGGTTACACTGAGTTGCGACAATGGCGACCGTGACTGGATAGGTACACGAACAGGTGTTCGAATTGCTTCATTCGTAACAAGTTGGGTGGTTTCCCTACAGACGGGAGCGGGCCGAGGATGTATACTGGGGCTGTGCAGGGGTGCCAAATCTTGCACGACCAGTCTGCTCGGGGTTACCGCTCCGGGCAGACTTTTTTTATGGAGCCGCCTGTGGCGTCGCCTGGGCCAGATGGGCGACGAAGAGACCGAGTTGGTTGGGATTGATGCGGGGGTAGCGGCGCATCGTGAGGGCTGCACTGTTGGCCAACCGGTTGGCTGTGCGGCTGGCCGGCCGGCTGGACTGATGATACCGGCTGTTAACATCAGTTGGACGATAACTAGGGTCCCCACTTCCCATAACGCTACCCCTCTTCGCTTTTGGGAGCGCCTCCACAGCTCGCCGGCTGGTAAACCGCTGAATGCGCGCATTGGGCATTTCGGTCAGAAACTGGAAGACCGGCAAATCTCCCATACTCATCGCGTTCGAAATGGCTGGGATAGACACGCCGCGCAGCCTGGCGGCCTCGCTTATGGATATTAGATCGTCCTGATCGACCTCGACTTGCGTCGGAATCCAGTCGTATCGAAAGACTTGGATCTTGCTCATCAATTCCTCCTCCTGAACCCTACAGCAGATATGCCTATTTGTCAATATACCGTATTGACTTTTGATTCATGAAGTTGTATATAGAGTCAAGTTAGCAGGACAAGACCCAGAACACACAAGGAGCGTACGAATGCCAAAGCAAACGAAGAAACCCAATCCCCGGCGGGCCAAGCTGGAGAAGATTCAGACCAAGCTGGCCATGTTCCTGGTCGAAGTGACGTTCGTCGAGGAGTCGGAAGTCCAGAAGGGGATCGGCGACGTGATCGTGGCGCTGGACAAGGTCGGCGACATGATCGAGGCGAATGACGCGGCGGCAGAGGCTGCGGCCAGCTCGGGCGCGGCGGATCAAGGGGGAACCACCAGTGAACTGGAACAGTAATCAGGCGGCTGAAGCGGTCGAGGCGCGGGTTTGTGCGCAGGAGCGTGAGGGAAGGGGGGGCCTGCTGACGTTGATGCTGGTGGTGGCGGCGTTGACGGCGTTGGCGGTCGTCCTGCTGCTGATGTCGGCGAGGCCG